AATAGGAGATGGATTATGGCTTTTCCAAGAGCAGCGGGTTATAACAACTTGCCTAACGGCAATTTTAGCCCGGTAATTTACTCCAAACAGGTGCAGCTTGCATTCCGCAAGGCCGCTGTTTGTGACGCGATTACGAATAATGACTACTTTGGGGAAATCGCAAACTTTGGTGATTCAGTTAAAATCATCAAGGAGCCAGAGATTACCGTCAAAGCATACGAAAGGGGTACGACTATTACTCCGCAAGACCTTGATGATGAGGACTTCACACTTACCGTTGACAAAGCTAACTACTTTGCTTTTAAAGTTGACGATATTGAAGAAGCCCATTCTCATGTGAACTTCCAATCGCTATCCAGCAATCGCGCTGCATATCGTTTGGCTGACCAGTTTGACCAAGACGTTCTTGGTTACTTGTCAGGATACAAGCAAACTGCGCTTAACACTCGCGCAACTACCGTCAACAATGTTGTTAATGGTACTAAATCAGTTTCGACTGCTGGAACAGACGAACTCCTTGCTTCAATGAAGCTAGACGGTTCTGACTTCAACGGCGGTGGTGCTGGTAACACCATTATCATTCAGGCTCGTGGTTCTGCTGCTGCTCCAACTGCAGCCGCTACTGCTAACCCGTTGACAGTGATTGCACGTATGGGCCGTCAGCTTGACCTTCAGAATGTAGATACTACAGGACGTTGGTTGGTTGTAGACCCAGTTTTCGTTGAGGTTCTCAAAGACGAAGACTCACGTTTGTTTGACGCCGATTACGGTGGAGCAGGGCTTCAGAATGGTTTGATTTTGAATAACCTACATGGCTTTAAAGTCTATGTATCTAACAACTTGCCAAATGGCGGCACTGGTCCTTCAGCGACTGGTACTCAAGCCAATAACTTTGGTATCATTGTTGGTGGTCATTCTTCAGCGGTTGCTACTGCTGACCAAATCAACAAGACTGAGACCTACCGCGACCCGGACAGCTTTGCAGATATTGTCCGTGGTATGCATTTGTATGGCAGAAAGATTCTCCGTCCAGAGGCTCTTATCAACGCCAAATACTGTCTAGCATAGGGGGATTGAAAAATGGCACTAGGTGATAACACTCTCCAAGCAGCACGTGGCAACTCGCAGCGTGGTCGCAATCCTTACATGGTTCAGATGGAATTGAACTTGGCAACAGCTTTGTCAGACAAAGGTTCTGCACTTGCAGCATCTGATGTTATTCCTGTAATTGCTGTCCCTAAAGGGATAATGGTAATGAATGCAGGTATTGAAGTTGTTACTGCTTCCGATGGTTCTACATTTACTGTAGACGTTGGTATGATAGACGCTGATGTATTTGTTGATGGTTTTGATGCTACGTCAGCCGCTGGCGTACTGTCGCAAAACCCTGCAGCTTATCAGCCAGTGATGGCTGTTGCTGCTGATAACATTGACGTTACTATTGCTACCCTTTCAGGTGGCGCAGTGACTACAGGTCTGTTCCGTGTCTGGGCTGTCCTTATGGATTGCACTGACGAAGGTGACTTGACTGCTCAAGAAGTAGCACGAGATGTTGCTTAAAGACTAACGTGGGGGGCAGGGCAACTTGCCCCTCATACCTCTGATTACATATATAAGGATGCGGAATGGCATACGATTATTTAGATATTACTAATGAAGTTATTGCCCGAATGAATGAGGTATCCTTAACTGCTGCTAATTTTGCAACAGCTAGAGGTTTTCAGATACAGTGTAAGAACGCTGTAAATGATGCTATTAATTATATTAACCAGCGAGAGTTTGGCTGGCCTTTTACACATTTAACAAACACACAGACTTTGGTAGCAGGACAAACAAGATATAGTATTCCTGCAACAAGCCAGTCTGTAGACTATGATACCTTTCGTATTAGTAGGGATTCTACCCTAGCTGTAGCTGGTACTACATTACAAATCTTAGACTATAAAGAATATACACAAAAGTATATTGCACAAGAAACTACGACTGATGTAGGTAGTGTGCCTAAGTTTGTATTTAGAACACCAGATAATAACTATGGTTTATATCCATATCCTGATAAAGCATACGAATTAAAGTTTGAACACTTTATTAAACCTGTTGCTCTAGCAGCATCAACAGATGTACCTACAATACCAGAACAATTTAGACAAGTTATAGTAGATGGTGCTACTGCATATGCCTACCAGTACCGTGGTGAAGCACAGCAGTATGGCATTAACTTTGCACGATTTGAAGATGGTATTAAACAAATGCAAACGCTTTTAATTAACAGAGCAGATTATGTACGGTCTACCTATATCCCTCGTTCACAAGGATATGGCATTAACGCAGGATTTTAAATAATGGCTGATGAATCTGGCCTCAATCCATTTGTATTTGCGTGTCAGGGTGGGCTGGTTCTTGACCAATCAACCTTTGCTATGCAGCCGGGGATGGCACTAGAACTAGAAAACTTTGAACCTGCTACTACTGGTGGGTACAGACGTATCTCAGGCTACGAAAAGTGGAATGTCAATCAAGTTCCGCAAGACCAATTAGACAGCGAACCTGTATTAATGTCTGCACACTTTGATGGCAATGTTATAGCAGCACGTGGACGTAAAGTATACAAAGGAAGTAATGGTAGCACTACATTAAATGGGGCTATTAATAATTCAGTCACTACTATTACAGTAGCGTCAACAGCTAACTTTAGTACACAAGGTACTTTACTAATTGGTACAGAACAAATTACCTATACAGGTAAAACTAGTACAACATTTACAGGTTGTTCAAGAGGAGCAAATAGTACTTCAGCAGCAGCGCATAGTGATGGTGCAACAGTAACACAGTTCTGGACAGAGATAGATTCAGGTAGAACAGGTGCAGGTAGATACTCTTTCTTTAGATATAATCTTGCAGGTATAGATTACATAATATGGGCAGATGGTGCTAATCATGCATCTAATTATAAGACTGCTAGTAATACTGTAGTTGACATTAATGCCTCTGGCGCACCTGCAGACCCTAAGTTTGTAACTGGATACAAGAACCATATGTTCTTTGCTGGTATGTCAGCAGCTACACAGTCGCTAGTATTTACTGCACCGTTTACAGATAATGATTTTCAAACAGGACAGGGTGCAGGTACAATAAATGTAGATAGTCCTATTACTGGATTGTTCCCTTTTCGTGATGCACTGGTTATATTTTGTGAAGAACGTATATTTAAATTAGTAGGTAGTACATTATCTGACTTTGCTATACAACCTATAACCAGAGAGATTGGATGTCTCAATGGTTCGACTATTCAAGAATTTGCAGGTGACTTAGTATTCTTAGGACCAGACGGATTACGTACAGTAGCTGGTACAGCTAAGATTGGTGACACAGAACTTGGTACAATAAGTAGAGCCGTACAAGAACGCTTTGAAGGATTGTCTGACGTAGATGAGTTTGAAAGCGTAGTTATACCAGATAAGACGCAGTACAGAATATTTTTTTCTAATTCTGCAACTCCTCGTGCCACCACTACAGGGATTATGTGTGTACGTAAGAATGATAGCTATGAATTTGCAGACATAAAGGGCATTAGACCTAACTGTACAGATAGTGTAGTAGCGTCAGGTGAAAGCATAGTTTTACATGGTGACTTTGATGGTTACGTGTATAGGCAAGAAAAAGGCAATAACTTTGACGGTAATAGTGTAACTGGTAAGTATCGTTCTCCTGACTTGACTATGGGCGATGCAGGTTTACGTAAGTCCTTTCAGCGTGTAATTATTAACTACGCACCTGAAGCAGCAGTGAACGCAGACTTGTTTGTACGTTATGACTATGAAGCACCTAATGTAGCACGACCAGCAGCTTATCCATTTGATAGCGCAACATCAGTCGCTATCTACGGTACATCAGTGTACGGTACGGCAACCTACGGTGGACAGTCTAACCCCTTAGTAAGACAACCAATTGAGGGTAGTGGATTTGCTGTGGCACTACGAGTGAATGATAGAGGTACGTCAGCACCATATGCCCTAAAGGGATTTCAACTAGAGTTTGCGGCTGACGCAAGGAGATAATTAATGGCAGGTTATACCAGACAATCTACGTATGCTGACGGTGATATTATTAATGCTGCCGACAGTAATAACGAATTTAATCAAGTCCTAGCCGCATTTGTAAATACAACAGGCCACAAACACGACGGTACAGCAGCAGAAGGTCCAGTTATAGGATTGATTGGAGACCCCGGAGTTGCTACACCTTTAAATAAAGTTGTAGTTGATGATACAAATAATCGCATAGGTGTTTTCATAGATGCAGGTGGTGCAGGTTCTACGGTAGAACAACTACGCTTTCAAGATGGAGCAATACTTCCTGTAACAACTAATGACGTAGACATTGGGTCTAGCAGCTTAAAGTTTAAAGAATTACATCTAGCTGGTGCAGCTAATATTGCTGGCACTATGACACTATCAGGTAACGTAATTGTATCTGGTACTCTTGGTGCTGACTTAATACCTGACGGTGACAATACTCGTGATATTGGTAGTTCATCTGCTGAATGGAAAGATTTATATATTGATGGCGTTGCATATTTAGACGCAATTAATTTTGATGGCACAGCTATATCTGCTACAGCAGCAGAACTTAATATTATGGATGGTGTTACAGCAACAACTTCCGAATTAAATATTATGGATGGCGTAACAGCTACCACTGCAGAACTTAATATTATGGATGGTGTAACGGCCACTACTGCAGAAATAAACCTTATAGACGGTGGTACATCTGCTGGCACGACAGCAGTAGCTGGTGGTGACGGTATCATAACTAATGACGCTGGTACAATGCGTCAGACAACAGTAGATACTTTTGATACCTACTTTGCTCAAACCACTAAAACTCTCACAAATAAAACACTTACTAGTCCAACAATTACTACAGGTACATTAAATGGTGCAATTGGTGGTACATCTATTAAAGATGAAGATAACATGGCATCTGACAGTGCCACTCATCTAGCTACCCAACAATCAATTAAAGCCTACGTAGATACAGAGATTGCTACGATACCTGTTGGTGATATTACACAGGTTAATGCTGGCACAGGACTATCTGGTGGTGGTGCTTCAGGTTCTGTAACCTTAAATATTGATACAGGTGTAGTAACTACACTTACTGATTCACAAACATTAACAAATAAAACCTTGACAAGTGCGGTACTCAACGGTACAATAAGCGGAACGTCTATTAAAGATGAAGACAATATGTCATCTGACAGTGCAAGCCATCTTGCTACGCAACAGTCTATTAAAGCGTATGTAGATAGCCAAGTAACTGCACAAGATTTTGATTTTTCTGGTGACAGTGGTGGCGCACAAAGTGTAGACTTAGATAGCCAGTCAATGACATTTACAGGTGGCACTGGTATTGATACAACAGGGTCATCACAAACAATGACCTTTGCTATTGATAGCACTGTAGCTACACTAACAGGTTCTCAAACTTTAACAAATAAAACACTAACAAGCCCTGTCTTTGGTGGTACTTCCACTACAGCTAGCGGCAATCTTATAGTAGACCCAGCTACTCAAATTCTTGAGGTACGTGGTAATGGTTCATCAGTTGAGGGACAGATTCAACTTAATTGCCACGCCAATACACATGGACAAATAATTAAATCACAACCGCACAGTACAAATACAACAAATACAATGTTGCTGCCTCAAGGTGCGAGTTCTACATTAGTAAGTTTAGTATCTACTGATACACTTACAAACAAAACTTTAACAAGTCCTACTATTAATGGCGGTTCTTTAAATAGTGTCACTGCAAGCACTCAATCTGCTGGTACAAGTAATACAACAATTGCTACTACAGCATTCGCAGTTACAGAGGCTAATAACGCTGCAGTGGCTATGGCAATTGCATTAGGATAATTTACTTGACAAACAAGTAGAAGTATGGTATAATTAGTACACATTCGGAGTAAAAAATGGCTAACTCATTTAAATTAGTAACAGACACAGGTGTAGGTACTAGCGCAGCTACTATACACACAGGTGCTGGTTCTACTGAAACGACAATTATTGGTATGTCGGTTGCCAACATTCATACTGCACAGATTACGATTGATGTGCAGCTTGAAAATAATGATGGCGATAATATATACCTGATTAAAGCTGCACCTGTACCCGTAGGTAGCAGCATTATTGTTGTGGGTGGAGACCAGAAGGTTGTTATGAATGCAAGTGATGTACTTAAAGTTACATCTAGCGTTGCTTCTAGCGCAGATGTTGCTTTGTCCATTCTTGAAATTACGTAAGGATTAACTCATGGGTTATATAGGTGCAGGACCAACTAGGTTTAATACGGCTGACGGTTTAACTGTAACAGGTAATTCTGCGATTAGTGGTGACATTGATGTTGACGGTACAGCAAACCTTGACGTTGTTGACATTGATGGCGCAGTGGATATGGCATCGACTGCTCTTGTAACAGGGGTTCTTACAGCAAATGGTGGCGCAGTATTTAACGAAACAAGTGCAGATGTAGACTTTCGCATTGAATCAGACGCTAACGCACACGCTTTCTTTTTAGAAGGTAGCACTGGCAACACAGGAATTGGCACTGGAGTTTTAGTTAACCCTCTCCATGTCGCATTAACACCCAACACAGCAAGCAAAACTTCTGGCAGTGCTTTTGATTCTGGTGCAGTGCGTCTTGAGGGAAATCTAAATGCAACTGATGCAGAAGTAGGAATACTTGTAGGAAATAACGATAGTCTTTCTGCTGGTATTGGTTTTGCGAGAGAAAACTCAGCAACGTGGGGTACTCAATTAAGGTTCTATAATCACAGCCCATCGATTACGACTACTGATGAATTAACTGAGCGTATGCGTATAGATGCAACTGGTCGATTAGGTTTGGGGACTGCAAGCCCAAGCGCACATTTACAAGTTGAGACAAGCACAAATTCACCTGTTCTTCTTAAAAGCACCCACGCAACTGGAGGATATGTTGAATATCAATTAGGGGCAAGCGGTGCGAGTATTGGTTACATAGGTTGTTCCAATGCTCTTATTAATACAGGTGGAACAGAAAGCCTTACTGACCTTGCTATACGATCTCAAGGTAGTCTGGTGTTTAGTGCAAGTGGCAATGATGAAAAGATGCGTATAAATTCAAGCGGCAGCTTGCTGGTAGGAATAACTAGCGGCGAAGTGCGGAATGCGAATGATTTAGGTGTGTCTGTTGAGGCTGCTGGGCGTATATATTTAGGCAGAGGTTCTTCATCTGGCGCATTTGCACATTTAGTGTTTATTAATTCAAATGGTACGGTTGGCTCAGTTACTACATCTGGTTCATCAACCGCCTACAACACTTCATCTGACTACCGCCTCAAAGAA